CATTATTTACTCCTAGAACCCTCTGATTTTTTCATTACGCATTTCCTTATCAATAGCTGTCTTAATATCCCGGGCTAATTGTTGAACATCAACCTTTGAAGTACTACCAATATTAACTGTCATGTTTATATTTATATCGCTACCTGAGTAGCCAGGGGAGCTTGAAGATCCAAAACCTAACAATGAAGCTGTTGAAGCTACGCTTGCCATGCCAATTGCTTCTGAAGCAACCGCTAAAGATGAACCAGCACTTTGTGTATTTGAAGAGTATTGAGGACTAAACACAGAGCTAATACTATTTAAAGCCTTTTGGTACCAAGGAGTATTAGATTCTGTACTAGTAGGTGTTTGAGAAGATCTTGTAGACGTAGGAGTTACCTCGTGAGCAGCAGTAGGGCTACTGACATTAATAGCAGCCGCGCCTTTTCTTAATGTGGTGCTCTTACTTGGATCAGCCCAACCTAAGTACGGCTTATTCCAACGCTTGGTGATGGTATCAATGTTAACAATGTCAGCCTTACCGTGCCTAAGAATATCCGTAGAAACTACCTTGCCTCCACCAATAGATATAGCTGTATGGCCGTATTGTCCACCACCCCAGAATACAAAGGCTCCCGGAGGGGCATCCTTACCCTGGTGCGCACGCTTTTCTCTTACAGCAACTCCCCAGTGCGAGATGGCACTAGCGTAGCGTCCGGGCTTACCCCAAGCGCTTTCGACAAACTTTTCACAGTAATTGTGCCAACCACTGGCGCCACTCTTAGCTTGTTGAATAGCCCAAGAAGCCGCTTCTCTAGCGTTTCTAGGTAGGTCAGACTTAACTGTTTTTGCAGTATTGTGATCCCCACTAGCCCCGTTACCAAGTGCTCCTCTACCCCAGTTGCCTGTAGCAAAGTCATAGATACCATGACCTACTCCAAACGCTGTACCTGCGACTGCTCCAGCTGCCGCCCCAGGAAGCCCACCAAGCATGGCACCGGCTGCCGCACCAGTTGCTGCATACTTACCCATATTAAAGACTTCGTTGCCAAGAGCTTGTACATTGCCATGTAACTCATGATCTCTGCCATATTGCTGAAGTCTATTTTGTAATTTAGACATGCCATAGTATGTTCCGCCACCAGCTAAAGCTGCAACACCGCCACGAGCAAGGCCGATACCACCCTTAGCGTGGCGACCTGCGGAGCCTGTTATTGATGTAAGTCCCCTACCCATAATTTGAGATATCTTACCTCCACTAGCCAACTTAGTTGCTAGTGCGGCCGTACCACCAGTTGCTGCCGCAGCAGCTCCTCCACTTGCAGCTCCTCCACCTAGAGCTGTTTCTACAGCGGTCAGTCCTTTAGCGTATCGGTTCATTGCAAGCATAGATCCAAATTGACCTACTCCTGCACTAATCCCACCAAACAGCGTAGCGCCAGTATTACCTGCAGTAGGAAGTGTATCTATGAATCCCTTTAGATTTGCAAAAGCCTGAGTAACTTGAGGAAGCAACCCTGCAAGTGAAGCCATGCCATTATTGACACTAGCGGTAGCGTTCAGTGCCCCACTGTAACCGCCAACTAATCCCTTGCCAGTATTTTCAAGTAGGTTAGCTTGACTTCCTTGGTAATTAAATTGAGCACGGCTTGGATCATCTTTTTCAAGTTTAAGAATTTTATCTTTTACGTAATCAGCATCTTTAACATTTAACTTCTTACCACCCTTTATGCCCTGGTAATACATCATTTCTTGAAGCTGAGCCGCAAGTTCTGCATTACCGCCAGAGGCAGCCATAATATTTTGGTAGGCCGCACTGTGTACGTTAAATACTTGAGCAGACTGTGCCTCTGTTAATTTACGATTACCGCTATAGGTTCTTCTGTAAACTTCATTAGCAATATCTGTAGGGGATTTTAGTTCGCCTTTTGCATTACGTGCTTGAACACCAAGTCGCAAAAAGTTCATGCTATTAATGCTGCCAAAAGCTTGAGCAGTCTGTTCATTTTGCATGCCAGTTAAGACGCTAAGACCGCCAACCTCGCCCATAATGTTTTTAAAGCTGCCCATTGTAGGAAGGATACCTTGAGATGCCAAGATACTAGTAGCTGCTTGAGGAGAGTACGGCCCGGTAATACCGCCAGCTAGCATCCTGTTTGACATGCTAGTAATCTCAGGATTAGACATACCAGTCATAGACGCAACGTTTTGCGTAAGCATTCTTTGAGTTACAGCATCAGTTGTATTTGGCATCATGCCCATAGCTATGCTTGTTGCGCCAGCTGCAAATGCACCAATACGGGTTCCCATAGCTCTAGGAATAGGGATTTGCTCGTTTATTTGGGCCTGAAGTCTAGCAAGAACACTATTAGTATCAGCGTTAGTACTGCTATTTAACAGGGGAGATGAGCCTTGCCCACCGTTAATATCTTTCCAATTAGCACTAAGTTTTTCAAGGTACTTTAAAGATCTTTGAAGGGAATTCTCAAAAAGCAAAGCACTTGTAGCAGCCTTGGAAACATTTGTAGCCATTTGATCCGTAGCCTGGACAGGCTTGACATTACCACCCAAAGGGTTAGGGTTCATGTTAGCGTTTGTATTGCTCATCTTATAGTCCCTTTCTCATCTGTAGTAATTTCATTGCGGAGATTAACCACATATTACGTTCTCTATGTGAGAACGCTTTTATGTCAGCCAAGCCCCATCCTGGGTACGCCCTACTTATCATCTCGTATGAGATTAATAAGTTTTGATATTTCGCCTCGTTATTAAAGGCGAAAGATATCCGCCAGGGTAAGCGGTGTCGGGACCTCCTGCCCGCAAGCAGTACAGGCCTTAACAATTGTGTCTAGCTCAGGACCAGGGTTCTTATCTGAAATTGCTTTCAGCAAAGTCCTTCTATCCTGGATACCTAAGGCTCTAATATGAGCTTCAGTAACAGCGGGGTTTTCATTAATCTGTACCACGCATTGTGCCAAAAGCTGAGTGTCTAATTCGGCTGGGCTCTTGTCTTTTGATTCAACTAATTTTCGCTGAACTATCCCGTTAGGGAATTCAACCATTACTTGTCCAATACGACAATCAACTATAAGAGTTCTATCAGACGTAGGATTCTCTAATCTAGTAAGAACAACGTCCTTTTCTAGGTCTAGAGTAATCTCTTGGAATGCCTCACAACTTGGGCAATTACCGGAAAGTTCCAGTTCTTTACCAAAAGTTGCAATTCTAATTTTCATTAGAAGATAGTCTCTATCTCCAGCAAGTAGCTTATCTAGAAGAGCTTTAGTTGCAGGCTCTTCGCCAATTCGTACCGTGCCACGCTCAAGTACGGTTAGTAGGCTACGACCATAGTCAGCAATCTTTGAGATAGCTTCTTCGTCCGCACCCGTAAGTTCACGTACTTCAGCGGTGGTTGTTAGCTCTCCAGTAAACGAGTTATAAAGTCCAGCAAGCAATTCGACCTCACCGGATGGGGGAGGAACTATGTCTTTTTCACCAAGAGTATTAACTGAAGGTGTTTCGACTAGTTGCCTCCCCTCATCCCGATCAGGATCAGAAATGGCTTTTCTTACAAGTTCTTGTGCAAGTTCTGGATTGTCAGCTGCACTTACAATTTGTTCCATATTATGTAATTCCCTCTACTAGTTATTATTCTTATTGTCCGGCTGGGAAAGCAGGAGCTGAGGTCTTGTAGTCCTTAGCGTATGAGACGTCAAAGCCTTCATGCACTACAGACATACCTTCAATCATAAGACCCTGACCACCGGATGACAAGTCGCCGTATACTAGGTTTTGAATCCAAGCATTGTAGATTCTAAAGCGCATAGATACGTGCATATTGAATGGGCTAGTGGCTGGGGGTCCGTCCTGGTACTGAGTTGCTGCAGGGTTTGGATGGCTAAGTACTGCCACGTCAATGCTGCTGCAACGGAAGTCATGACCAGCGCCAGCCTTTGAACGACCAGACACTACGGAGAAGAGTTGCTTCATCCAATCGTGGTTCTGAGTCGCACCTAGAGTCTGACCTCTAGTGAACTGGATCGGGTCAAATGAGGTCTGACCAGGAAGGTGGTGAACAGTCGTGTTATAGCCACCTTCACGGTAAGGAATGTCATCCACTCTCATACCAAAACCAGTTACGTTAGTAAACCCGATTGTTGGCTTAAAATCTACCTTTGATGCACTTGTCTTATCATTCGGGTTAAAAGTAACCAGAAATCTAAAGTTACGAATCGGATCGGTAGCGACAGTGGAAAACGGGTTAATAATTGGACTAGATGCCATTTTCTGTTATCTCCTTAATTAAATTGCAGTCGAGCTGCCAGTCAGCTGACCGATGTTGATTACAACGAATTCGGCAGGGTATTCAAGAGCAATACCAATTTGAATATTTACTTGACCATTAGCAATATCAGCATCGGAAGTGGTTGTTCCATCAACCTTTACGAAGTATGCCTGATCTGGCGTAGTTCCACGAAGGCCGCCTTGCTGCCAGTACTGGTTTAAGAAAGTACCAACGCTAGCGCGAATTTGACCCCATAGGAATTCGTCATTATTCTCAAACAAAGCAAACTGGCTAATACGCTCAACTTCCTTCTTGATGTGGATAATGCTTCTACGAATATTGATGTAACGGTTTGGTGTGGTATTGGATAGCGTGCGTCCACCCATAATTACAATTCCTGCTCCAGGTACGTTACGAATAGCGTTAACTGGGGTAGAGGTGGAACTGCCTGCGCCAATATTTAAGTTATCTAGCTCAGTGTTAGTCAGACGCTTAGTTACATCAACAGCCGTGGCAATACGGGTGCTGTAACCTGCAGGAGTCTTAAAGACTCCACGAGAAGCGTCCGTAGCCTGGTACTGACCAATAACTGCGCCACCAGGGGCAACTGAAACAGTAATGCCTGGGATTGACTTTGTGCTGTCTGGGATCTTCAACCAAGGGTAGTAGATAGCGCCATTTGAAGCCAAAGAGCTTACAGCTGACCAAGAATTATTTACTGAAGCGGTAGTAGTAGAGCTAAAGCCAGTTGCACTAACAGCACCTGCAGAGGTAAGTCCTAGACCACCTGAGACAGTTCCAGCAGTAGTAATCGGACCTAAGTTTGAAGCCGTAGGGATTACAAGAGTGGTTCCTGTAGTACCTGTAGCAGTTACCCAAGTGCCGTTGTAACCATCAGGAACTACGCCTTGAATAACTACCGTTTGACCGACACCGATGTTATGTGCAGCGCCAGTAGTAATGCTTGTATTAGGGGAGCTATAGGTAGGGTTTCCTGTGCCAATAGCAGTGCTGTTTGCAATAACCTCAGCATTAGAAACACTGAACGTTGTAGTAGAAGGTACCGCAGTAATAGTAAAGCTACCGTTAAATCCAGCACCTACTGCAGTAGCACTTGATAGGCTAGCAGGAGTAGTGGTCGTAGTATTAGCGGCATAGAACGCAGTATCGCTTACCTTAGTAATTGTGTAGGTTCCGTTGTAAGCCGTAGGAGTTACGCCAGTAATTGTTACTGAGTCTCCAGTCTTAAAGCCATGCTTGTACGTGGTTGTGTACGTAACGTAGCCAGCAGCCGCAGTAGTACCTTGGTAACCAGGCTTAACAACACTCGAAGTAGTGGCGTCAATAGTACCTGTAATAGTAGCTGTGTTCTTTAACCCTGAAACCGCAACAGTTTGGCCAACTAGGTAGCCATGCTGACTAGTGCCAGTCTTAAAGGTTACGGTAGAGCCATCTGTAGTAAGTGTGCTTAGGGTCTGTACAGTAGATGCGGAAGACGCAGAAACCGTCCTGTTATAAATATCCCCAGCATAAACTTGAGCATCAAACGCACTCATAGTAGTTCCTGCAGAAGTTTCATTTGGGGTATCTACTACAACAAAACCATCTCCACGGTACTCTGAATACTTAAGTAGCTTTGACCAAGCAATGATAGAGTATTCTCTGTTAGCTGAGTAATTTGCACCGCTAGTAATTGTTGAAATATCTGGAGCATTAAAGATAAGTGGAGAAATAATACTGTCAAAGTTTGACAGAGTATCTGTAATCTGAGATAAGGTAGATCCCACAATAGCGGTACCATTATCTCCGCCAGCAAGTGTATTAACTACGTGGTTTACCTCAGGAGTAGCAGTTGGAGTACCTGTTACAGAGGTGCTGATGTAAGCTGAAAACGCATTAATAATATCAAGTGCGTAGCGAGCATCTGTAGATGTGAGGCTAAGATCTGTCCATTGTTCAAGGAGGTTTGATCGCAGATCTCCACCCGTTACTAACGGTGGACCATATACGGCAATAGAGAAACGACCTGAAGCGCTTCCATCTAATACCTCAACAGATAGGCCTTCACCCCATTTGCCCTTATTAATAGCGGTAACTACAAATGCTCCGCCAGTAACTGTAAAAGTGTATGACGCTGCGGTGGCATTAGAAGCAACTACTCTTTGAATGTAAGCATTACGCCCACCATTAGAGAAGAAAGTGTATAGGGCAGTACTAGTAGGGTAAGCGCTGTTTACACCACCAAAGTACTTGACAAAATCAGACCAGGTAGCTACTAGAGTAGGTACTACAGGTCCCTTTGGCAACTGGCCAATAAAAGCAGCAACAGCATCAGTACGTGACTCATTCTGCATTCCTTGCTGCATAACGTTTTCCTGGACATAAACACCAGGGCGAGCAAAGCTCATAATTTAACTCCTTAAGTTAATTGGTTATATTCTCGTGGGGCCGGATTTTAATTGTCTTGTGGGACGTCTTCATTTGTTGCTTGTGAACCTGCATATCTAATATTGTCTACAGGATTATCCAAAGCTAATAAGCCTGTGCTTAATATCTCTGAATTAATCCTAATAGAAAAGACATTAACAAACAGCCTTTTTCCCTGTTCAGTCATATCTCTTTTTGCATACCCCATAAGCTCGAGCCTGCGTACAGTGCCGTCTTCTGGAATCTTTAAAACGCCATGTCTAAATGGCATAATCTGCGTTAAAATTGTGGCAATAATTTGGCGGTCATGGTGAGGGTGGCGAGAGTACGCAGTAACTTGATAATCAATATCTACAGGGATGGGGGTCTCTGTAAGATACTGTACGTCACTACGTAGAACATTTCCCTCAGTATCAAACGAGCCGTCTGGCACATAGGGCAAAGTAGTAAAGCCAGAATGTCTTCTGTCCCTAGCTTCTGAGATATCTACCATTTCAATAGTTAGGTACGGGTAAGACTGCTCACGAATTTCAACATCAGGCTGTCTAAACCATACACCTACTGGACGGCTGTTATTAGCTGCGTCGCTAACCTTTACTCGACTCTTTAACAAGGTCTTAAGGGCAGCATCTTCATTAAGTAAAAATGTCACTTAAATATCTCCATATCCATAATTTCAGTAAAGATTAAGTTTACGTAGTCATCGACATGTGGGTGTAAACGGTTCATAAACCGCAAGATTGCAGCATTTGGTGGGTTATCTAGGTTACCTTGCTCAAGGTTTAATACAGCGTCTTCTATATCATCAGAAGGTTGTATAAAAAAATTGTCCCCACCATCATGCTCTACTTTTAATCTACGAGTAATTTCAGTGGGCCAGCCATTTTTATAGGCATAACTGCGAAACTTAGCAGTCATTTGTCTAGCAGAATAATCAGCTGTTTTAATAAGTTTTTGATGCTTTTGCTGTGACGTCACTTCTTTACAGCCTTTAGCAATAACGAAGCTCCTATGAACCCGACTGCTAAAGACTTTAAATTAACCTTATCAGTGCCAGTAAGACCAGCAACAAACTCTCTACGATCAGCATCGCTTTCCATGCGGGCCAATCTATTAGCAAGGTATAACATCACAATCCTCATTTTCAAGAGGTAGCAGTACTTCAGCAAATCTGGATAAATCCAGCGTCACTACTGAATATACTGCTAAACCCTTCAATAATCTTTACTAACTATTACTTCTTTTTAGCTGGAGCTTTTTTAGCAGGTGCTTTCTTGGCGCTGCAGGAACAATTGGCTTTTCCACAATTGGTACACTTGCTGTTCTTGCATACGCATTTAGCTTTTTTACACTTCTTACACATTATTTTTTACCTGTTTTCTTTGTAGTAGTTTTTTTAGCAGGGGCTTTTTTAGCAAACTTCTTGTTAGCAGCAGCTAGGGTCTTCATACCATGCTTATTCTTAGGCTTCATACAGCCACATGTTGCACACATTATTTTCCAACTTTCTTGTGAGGGTTACTTTTATGCCAATCTTTGGTAGCTTTTACACCAGCTTTAACTGTTTTGGCTCCAGCTTTTTTAGTCAAATCAATCTTATCGTACTTGCCGTTTTCTTTAGCTGAGCCAGCATGGTTAACGACAACAGCGCCTTTTTTGTCTTTATAGACGCGGTGAACTTTGCCAGCTACTTTAAGGGTAGCAGGGGCTTCTTTCTTTTTAGGTGCCATTACTTCTCCTAGTTAGCGTATTTTAGGAATTGGTTGTCATTAATCATTTCCTCAGGGTTTACCTGAGCAGCATCCAACGTAAACAAAGTATATTGATCTGTAATTTGTCCACGAGGGTAGAAATGAGTAGGTCTATATACTTGGTTTCTAAACACTACTCGATCACGCAGGTAATCGTCAGGAGTAGCGGGCATAGTAGAAAGATATCTCTCAACATCTTCCATGTTTAGAGTAACCCTTAGAACGTCAGTATTGTAAAAACCGCGCTCATCTTGAGCGGTAACGCCTTGGTAAACAGTGACATTAATACAGGGTATGATAATTCCCTGATGCCAAACTCGACCACCAGCTACAGAACCTACGTCGTATACATCGTCTACCTCGGTATCTTCAGAGTCCCAGCGCCACCATTCTACTTCTTGGCCAACAGTGCGTCGCAAATCCTCGGTAATCCCTGAAAGAATTGAATCTCTTTCAAAAGGAATACCAAATCTACCGCCAGGCCTGCTAGCTTTCATAATTATGGAAGATCTGCTAATAATGTAGGTAAGTCTTGCTGGAATTTTTCTGACGAAGAGGCTTCTGTAGCTACCCAATTAACGGTAATATCGTTAGATAAATTAATAGCAGTACCTGCTGAATTATAAACAAACAGCTTAAATCTGCTAGTAGTAACATTTGCTACTCGTACTACTAAGCCATAA